ACGACGACGGCGGCGACTTCTGTCACCACGGCCGTGAAAACCGCTTGGACGCAGGTGCAGACGGCAACGACCCAAGGCTGGCAGCAGATCGGAAATGTGGTCAGTCAGGGCATGACCCAGATCCAGAGCGGTATCTCCAAAGTATCCTCCGCGATCAAACAGGTCATGAGCACGGCATGGAGCGGAACAGGAAGCAACACCTCTTCCATGTGGAAGCAGATGCAGCAGACCATCAATTCCACCTGCACGTCGATGCGCTCCACAGTGACCACGGCAACCGGTGTCATCAAAAACACGATCGCCAATGCCTGGACCGCTGTAAACAGCAACACCACAACGGCATGGAATAGCGTGAAAAATACGATCACGACGGCCTGCAGCAACATCCGCTCCACAGTGGATACGGCCATGGGCGTGATCAAAAACACGATAGCCAATACCTGGACGGCGATCAACTCCAATACCAGCACGAGCTGGGCGACGATCAAAACGACCATCACAACGGCGCTGGATGCGATTAAAACGGCGGTCACGAACGCAATGACGGCCATTAAGACCTCATTCACAAACGCCTTTACTGATATCGCGAATACAGTCCAGACCAAGATGGCGACAGCCAACACCAATATGACCTCGGCGATGAACACGATGAAGACCAACGTGAGCAGTGCTTGTACGGCGATTGCCAACAGCTGCAGTTCCATTCTGGGCGGTATTTCCAATTCCGCATACAGCTGGGGCGCAGATATCTGTATTGAGATGGCGAGCGGCATCAACAATAATGCCTGGCGCGTGACCAGCGCGGCCCGGAGCCTGGCGAACAGCGTGGACAATATCCTGGGCTTCTCGATTCCGGAGGAAGGCCCCCTGTCTCATGCGGATGAGTATATGCCGGATTTCATGGAACTGTTGGCAAAGGGCATCAAGGATAGCAAGCGTGTATTGCTGAGCAGTATCCGGGATCTGGCAGGGACGGTAGGATCCGCTTTTACCGGTCTTTCCATTCCGGATATCAATGCCGGGCAGCTGGCGATGGCTGGAGCAGGGGCAGTCGGGAATTCGACCGTCAACCGGAATGTTACCATCAACGGCTTGTCTGTGAATGTAAGCGGCTATGAGACAAAGAACGACAACGATCTGGCGGACACTATCGTTCATCGGATCAATGAAATGCTGAATGAGGATGGCTCGGTGTGGGGCAAATAAGCCCTGCGCCGGGTTTCCTCTTTTACATAAAGAGCGCAGCGACGCGGAAAGGAGGACCACATGCAAAGAATTCCGATACTATCCGAGACGGATATGAACCTGTTTGAATTGAAAACGCGGTATGCCCGCAATTACCTGACCTTTGCCGGGAAGAACAGTAAAGACTATCTGCTCTATATCTCCGGACCCGGTGTGTATGATAGTCCGGCGGTGGATGTGGAGCTGCAGGCGATTCCTGGCAAGAACGGAGATCTGCTCAGGGATAACGCGAAAGCAGGAGAGCGCCGATTCAAGAATATCGATATCAGCTACGATGCCTTTTTCTTTGACGCGGTGGCTCCGAGGACGGCGGCGGTAAAAAGCTGGCTGCTTTCACCTGCAGGGTATCAGGTGCTCCATGATACCTACGACCCGGATTTCTTCCGCATGGGCATCTGTAAGGAAGCCATCTCCTTTGAGCCGAAACGCGGCAAAGGAGCAGCGATGAAGCTGACCTTCCATTGCCAGCCCCAGCGGTGGAGCGTGGACGGGCAAAGAAAGCTTCTGCTCACCAGGGAGACGACCGTCAAGAATCCCTTTGAGTTCCATGCCAAGCCCATCCTCCGTGTTTATGGCAACGGAGAGGGGAACGTGTATATCGGCGATCAGGTGATCCAGATCCTTCAGAACGAAGGGTATATCGATCTGAACTGCGAAACGCACAACGCCTATGATGCTTCCGGTTTCTGCAATGGCTATGTGAAAAGCGAGGACTTTCCGGACCTGAAGCCGGGGAAGAACCATATCGCATGGAATGGCAACATCAGCCGTATTGAAATCACACCAAGGTGGTGGACGTTATGATTCCTTGCCTTTACACGGAAACAGAAACAGCCTTCACAACCAACGGTATAGGCAAGCTCTGCGACGCTCTGTCCTGCTATGTGACGGAGAAACGGAACGGCTCCTATGAGCTGAAGATGGGCTATCCGTCCTTCGGTATTCATGCGGAGGATGTGGTGGAGGGCAATATTATCCTGGCAAAGCCCTCCGAGCGGGCAACCGCGCAGCCTTTTCGCATATACAAGATCACGACCCCGCTGACAGGACTTCTGGAAGTGCAGGCCCGGCATATCCAGTACCAGGAGAACTTCATCACGGTTTCTCCGTTCTCCGCCCAGGGCTCCCAGGCGGCGATGGCAGCGATCAAAAGCCACACGACCACAGACTGCCCCTTTGGATTCTGGACAGATATTGATAGTTCTGCGGTGTTCTCAATATCTGCACCGGCGACTGTTCGCGGATGTCTCGGCGGAATGGACGGATCCATGCTGGACACCTACGGCGGGGAGTATGAGTGGGATATGTACACGGCTATGCTCCACGGGCATCGAGGCGCGGACCATGGTGTGAAGATCGTGTACGGCAAGAACCTGATCGATTTTAAGATGGAGCGGTCCATCGAAAACATGATCACAGGCGTGCATCCTTACTGGAAACACAGCGAGGATGGCACGCTCTTTGAACTGCCGGAAAAGGTGGTCACAGTTGAGCATGACGCACCCTATGAAAAGATCTCCGTTCTGGACTGCACCAGTCACTTTGAAGAGAAGCCGACGGAGGCGCAGCTGAGATATTATGTAAACCAGTATCTTCAGAACACAAGTCTGACGGAGCCGGACATCGACATCAAGATTGATTTCTTCCAGCTCTGGCAGACACCCGGCTATCAGGATATCGCAGAAGCAGAGCGGGTGAGCCTGTGTGATACGGTGCATGTGTATATCTCAAAGCTCGGACTGGAAGTCAGCTGCAAGGTCACGGAGACAGAATATGACGTGCTGCTCGAACGGTACAAGAGCATAACGCTTTCCAACGCTGCGGTGTACAGCCGCAATTCCTCCCTCTCCGGATCGCTGGGAAGTTTAAGGGATGAAGCGCAGCTGGCGACGGAAGCGGTGAACCGCGTAGAAACACAGGTGACGGACATCCGGACACTGACGGTACAGCAGGAATACTTCAATGCTCTGGCGTCAGGGCTGTTCGGACTGCACTATTCTTCCGGTGTGGAGGAGGACGGCTCCACAATCCGGTACGCACACACCAGTGAGAGGATCGCAGACAGCGCCTATGCCTGGAAAAGCGGTATCCGGGGCTTTTTCATTTCCACGGATGGGGGCCAGACATGGCGGCTCGGCTGGGATACGACGGATAAGGTCGTGAAAACGGCGGTTGAGGCTGTCGGTGTGAACGCCAGCTTCCTCGGCTCCGGCACGCTGCGCACAGCCCTGGTGAAGATTCTAGGCACGGAAAACTTCTACTGGGAAAATGACGCCATCATCATGGTGAACGGCTTAAAGCAGATCAAGATCGGCCAGTACCGGGAAGGAGATTATGGAATTGCCGTCAGCACGGATGGTGGCACGACCTGGACAACGGCTATCGATTTTGACGGCCTTCATGGCGGCGGAGGTCAGACCATCATCTACCAGGACACCATCACCAAGGCCGGTCTGGCTCCGAATAATCCGAGCATCAACGATCTCTGGATTGATACCATAGAAAACCGGCTGAAGTTGTGGAATGGCACCGAATGGGTCAATATTGGTTACGAGCCTACAGAACCGGATCCTTCTGATCCGGACACACCTGGTGGCGGTGATAACCCAGATGATTCTGGTGGCGAGGGTACTGATCCGGAGACTCCAACTGATCCTACCGATCCAACTGATCCTGATGAGGGCGGAAACGATAGCGAAGGAGAGGACCCCGGCACGGACGATCCTACCGACCCGGAAGTGCCGAGCGGCAACGAAGAGAATCCCGGAGGGGAACCTACTCCGGAGGAAGGAGGCTAAATGGTTAATATCATTCAGATTGGCCCGGTATCCATTTATCAGGATATCGAGCTTTCCCTGACAGAGCACCTTGTGCCTCCTGTCGTTCATGTGAAGCAGTTTGATCATAAGGCGCGGAAGGTACGATGTACCCTCTACACCAATGCGGTGGAATACACCATCCCTGCCAACATTATTCTGGCATATTCCGGTACCCGTCCGGACGGACGCATCTTCCAGTACAGCACGGAGGCGCTGACAAACGACAAGGTTGACCTGATCGACAACAAGCTGGTCATCACAATCACAGATTTCATGACGGAGGTGTGGGGAAGGTATCCGGTTGACCTGGTGCTGCTGGACGCGGACGGAGATATCCTCGGCAGCTTTTCTTTCACCCTCTATGTGGAAAGGGCGGCGAACAAGAACCGGAAGATCCTCACGGCGACCTATGCTTCCGTAGCGGAGGCGGTACGGAACGGTGTGTTCGAGTGCTTCACTACGGAGGATGGCTACTTCGGCATCAACTCGGATGATGAGCTGGGGCTTGGAGCGGGTTCCTATTCCGATGTGGTGGATCGCATCAATGCGGAGCTGGTGGAGACCAGCATCAACGACAACGGCTATCTGGTCTTTGAAACAGATGAGCGGTTGGGGCTTGTCTTTGGCATGGACGATGAGGGGAACCTCATTGTGGATTACAGGGAGGAGACGTAAATGGCAAGATATGTAGGAAAGCGGATTGTTCCCAAGCACTGCGGCTACTGGGACGATACCAAAGAATACGAGATGGAGAACATCGTCTACGACAGGACGAGCGGCAACAGCTATATCAGCCGGAAAGCCGTGCCTGCCGGGACGGACATTTCCCAGACGGAATACTGGGCGCTGTGCTCGGACTTCAATATGCAGATGGATCTGCTGGAGAAGCATTTCACGGCGACTGAGCAGCGGATCGTGGCGGATAATGACGCGACGGAACAGGCGATCCGGTTGGATAACAATGAGACCGAACAAGCAATACTGGCAGATAATCAGGCTACTCGCGAACACGTAGACGAGAGCCTGGAAGAGACTACTGCCGATCTTACGCAGAAGGTTACGGCGGCTCAGACCGCTATGACGCAGCAGAAAGCGTCCTTCGATGCTACTGCCCAGCAGCTGAACGCACGCATGGATGAAGTGCTGGCGGCCGGAACCGGTGACGGCACAACGGAGGTGGCAGATGCCAGGGTCGACGCAGAAGGAAATGCGTATGACTCCCTTGGCGCTCACGTCAGGGATATTCTTCCGAAGGCGAAGGATTCTGCTGAGAATATGTTTATCCGGGAGATGGCTGAGAAGTATGATCCAGGCATTTTCATGATTCGGGAGTATCGTCTTCATGAGGGAAAACTATCTTACGCCTACCAAGATTCCACATTTAGTGGTTGGGCGTCTGTATATGAAGTCCCCGAAAACATCGCGGTAACAGAATTGCGGTTCTATATAACAGCACGAGCGACTCCAGTTACAAAAGTGCGTGTCTCCATCGCGGTCGGGGAAAAGCGAAACGATGCAGTGTGCTTCCAGAAGGATCTCGATGTGAATATCGAGCCCGGAGAAGAACAGTATATTAGCTGTCTTGTCCCGCATGTTAAGCTGCACCAGGGCGATACGATCTACATTGGTGTCATGGCAAATGCGGTGTGCTCACAGGGATTTGGCTATAGAGAGAATGATGAGACCGTAAGTTGGTATGTCATAAATGGAGCTTTCCGTGCGATGGAGGATCTGAGCACTGGGAGTCATAAAAAGCTCTATGTAGAAATGTACGGATTCGCCGATGGCGTATTTACCACAGATCATCTGCTAGAGATTGCGGATGATCATGAAACCAGAATTCAGAACGTTGAACAGTGGAAACCGCTTGTTGACCAGTTCGAATTGGAAGAAGTCTATGTCAATCAGCAGAATCCTCTCCCAGTCATCAACGTAGAGGAACGCTATAACTATTCGACTTTCGTTGGATGGGCCTGTCCCATTGGTAATCCCACGGACTTTGATACGCTGATCTTTTCGATCAAAAACCGCAGCACCGAGAATTACCTTGAAAAAGTCCGCTGTATTGTTGCTCTTCACGACAAAGAGGGAGATATACTTGTGGATGAGGTAATGAGCGGCGCTCATTACCTCATCCACAAGTATATCTCCCTCTTTGTCGTGAAGAGCAACAATACA